TTGTGAGTATTGCTCAGTGTTATCAAGTGTTAGCGTTGTGATATACATAATGCTTTTCCTTTCGTGGTGGTTAAAAATATACTTCCAATAGCGCACTCAGTGAATGCGCTAGAAGAATCTATTCGCCGTCTCTTTGGATGTAATAGTCCGGCAAGTATTCACCGACGACACGATCAAACACTTTGACCATGTCACCTCGATAGGTCATCCATGATGCCGGATGCCATGCGTTGTCCGAGTCGATTGTGGCAAGCTCGCCACCTTTACCGATCAATCTTACTTCGTAACGTTTTGATGATTTCATTTTTGTTTTCCTTTCGTGGTGATTAAATTGAGTCAACGTAAAGCTCTGCGTTTGGATAATCTTTGGCATGCACTTCGATGAAAAGCTCTGCATGAGCTTTGCATTCAAAATTGCATTCGACGATTTCATTTGATACTGCGTCAATAACTGCGTAGTCCATGGTATTACTCCTTCGTGGTGGTTAAAATAAATTATAACAAGCGAATTGTCTCGCGCTTTTTAATTGGTGTCAACAATTATTTTGGGGGCGCTATTGATCTATAAATTAGTGATATGGTGCGCCACCCCACCACCTCCCCTCGCACGCGCATAGGACGCGCGACTCAGCCTATTTGCGTCTATGGCCGACGATCGTGCCTTACTTAATACCATCATGGCTTCGAGTTTTAATCGTGCGTTATGGTGCGTTGTAATGATGTCTATGAGCGTGGCACACTTCTTGCTTATCGCTACGCTACCTAATACCCACACTGCCATCATGGGTATTCGAAACGGCTTGACACTAATGTGGTAGTGTGCGCAATGGCCGAAGGCCTAGCAAGAATCGTGCCAGCGTCGCTAATACCCACAATGGCAGTAGGGTTATTAGCTACTTGACACGGCGCGTGATAGGTGGTAATCAAATACCCACAATGGTGTCATGGGTATTCGGCACGCCTGATGATGTGTAATACCCACAATGGCAGTAGGGTTATTAGCTACTTGACACGGCGCGTCATAGGTGCTAGCTAATACCCACAATGGCAGTAGGGGTATTGCGGCACGTTGGGTTGGGTGGCAGTGTGGCCTCGATGACTGATTGCGGGCGCGACTGAGCCGGCGCATAGGCCTGCAAAGTAAATCAATAAGCATGCTTACTATGTGGGGGGCTTTTCTTAATACCGATCACCCCTTTTGGGTCCCTTGACAAGGAGGGGGCGCGGGGGCCCCACAGATAGCAAGTTTGTATAAAATGCACCGTTTTGGTGCAAATGTCAACTTCTAAAATTTTTTTTTGAAAAATTGCGCAAAAATGACCTCTGTAAGTTATTGATTTATAACAGTTTGTCACAGTAGTACTAGTAGTACCCCTTAAAATGAGTTTTATCTGTATCTTTGATTTTTATTTTTTATTAAAAAAAGTAAAAAACGTGCATACTACTGGTACTACTGTGACAATGTGTTTAAAATCAATGGGTTGCGAGCGTCGTACCCTGACACAACTTTGTAACAGAATTGTAACAAGCCTTAATAATCAATGACTTAGCGTTTTTGTACCCTGACAAACTGAATGAAATCAAGGACTTACGTGGAATAAAATGCAAAAAAGTGATATATAGGGCACAAAACGACAAAGTTTGCATTAGTATGTTGGAGAATCATGGTTTTACTTAGCCAGATAGTTTAGATTACTGCATTAGTAAGTTTGTAGAATGTTTCTACACCTAACTATCAAGGAGAAATATTATGTGGACAACTCCAGCAGCTACTGAAATGCGTTTTGGCTTTGAAGTAACTATGTACGTAATGAATAAATAAACCCTACTCTTATTAGGTGTTTTTTGAAAGGGGCTTAAAACGTCCCTTTCTTTTTTCAAACTTAGGATTAAGTTTAGATGGCCATATTGGCAACACAAAAAGTTTTAACGTATGACAATTGGAAACTCGCCGGCAAATTAAAACAGGGCGACTATGTTTTCAATAAAGAAGGTAAGTTAGTTCAGATCAAACTGATCCAACAATACTTTTCTGAAAATTGTTATGAAGTGACCTTTGATGATTTATTAACCATAGCGGGTGATAAACATCTTGGGTTCTTAGTTGAGAATAAGAAGTATCGTAAGAGACTTGATGAATACAAAGGCGTTCAGAAAAAATTCAGACGACCACTGAGGTTTACTAAGGTTGAAGATCTATTGGATCTCAGTCTTAAAGATAAGCGCAATCGGTCTGAGTATTCTATCCCCACCACCAAGCCTTTAGAATTTCCACATCAGTCCCTACCGATACCACCATTTATTTTTGGATTCTGGTTCTTCAACCGCAATTCTAAGAACAGCCTTTTGCCGATCCCTGGATCAGCAAAGTATATTCATGAACGATTTAAGAACTGTGGCTACAAGATTAAAGAACAATGGAGAGCGTTTAATGGCGAAAAGTTATTTACTGTGTTACCTACTATTGAATCTCAACTTGCGCCAAGAATACCACACCGAATCCCAGATAACTATTTACTGGCATCGGTTGAAGAAAGAAATGAGCTCTTATCTGGAATTATGTATTCCAAGGCAAGACAGTACTCAGTACAAAAAGATACATTTAGATTCACCTCGCAAAGTTACAACGAGGTCAAACAAGTTCAAGGGTTAGTAGAATCCTTAGGGTCAAGAACAAGAATGGTGTTTGATGAGTACAACAAATACTACACACTGTTCTTTAGGCATCGACTAAAGATCATGGAGATGCAAGAATCACCACCGGTCAAAGTTCATTTTGGCAGACGGTACATAAAAGACATTGAGCCCATTCAGTCGCAGATGTGTGTTCATATAGAAACAAGCGGCACAGATAATTCAGTTCTCGTCGGAGAAGGTTTCATACAAGCATGTTAACACCAAAACAAGAAAGCATACTGAAACAGTTTGCAGATAAGAATAGGCACTGGCCCAAGGCACAACTTGAGGCAGCAATCTGGCAAGTCCGTTGGCAGATGCAAGCCCTCCCCCATCAACGTGAACCAGAAGACGGCGAGTACGATACGTTTCTTATGTTGGCAGGACGGGGATCAGGTAAGACACACACCGCGTCTCACTGGATTGGCATTCGTGCATGGAAGTACAACAACACTCGTTGGTTAGTGACGGCACCAACATCAAACGATATCCGCGCAACATGTTTTGAAGGGGACTCAGGACTCCTTAACATTATACCAGCTGCCCTCATTAAAGACTACAACAAATCTCTATTTGAGATAACCTTAATCAACGGCTCATTGATTCAAGGTATTCCCGCATCAGAACCAGAGCGTTATCGTGGTAAGCAATTCCATGGCGCTTGGTTTGATGAGTTATGCGCGTTCGAGTATTTAGACGATGCCTACGATGGCGTTCAGTTCACGTTGCGTCTAAAAGATCCACGCATACCACGAGTGCAACAAATCATCACTACTACACCAAAGCCAAAAGAACTCATCGTTGATTTGAATGAGGGTAAGGTCGGTGGTGATGTGTACGTGGTTAACGCCTCATCCTATGATAACAAAACAAATCTATCACAAACGTTCTTCAAGCAATTAGAAACTTACGAAGGATCAGACATCGGTCGCCAAGAAATTTATGGTGAGATCTTAGATCCTGAGCAAGCTGGTATTATTAAACGTAATCAATTCCGTATGTGGTCCGCGAAAAAGCCAACGCCTAATCTTGAGTACGTAATTGCATCATACGACCCAGCAACATCTGAGAAGACAATGAACGACCCCACTGCTTGTACAATATGGGGTGTCTTTGAACAAGAGGACGGTGCCACATCGGTCATCTTACTCGATGCATGGGACGCACACTTAGCATACCCAGAACTAAGACGAAAAGTAATTGACGACTATAAGGAGGTCGTGTATGGAGCAGATAACGATTTTGGTAAGGGTAGAAAAGCCGATCTTATACTCATGGAAGATAAGTCTGCTGGAATTTCTCTTATACAAGAACTACAGGGATCCGGAGTAGATGTTAGAGGATACAACCCCGGACGCGCTGACAAAGTTCAAAGATTAAATATTGTAGCCCCTCTGGTCGCTAAGGGAAGAGTATTCATCCCAGAAGATCCAGAAAAACCCAATGAATTTGCAGACTGGACAAAAAGGTTTCTAAGACAAGTCTGCTCATTCCCAGAAGCAGGAGGTCATGATGACTATGTTGACTCACTATCACAAGCACTTCGAGTACTACGTGACTCAGGTTGGATTCAACTTGATCCGTTACCCGCAAGAGATTATTCTTATTCTGATGATGATCTTAATAAGAAGTTTGTAAATCCGTACGCCCAGTAGGGCGGAACTATATATTTCTTTGCATTAGTAAGCTTAGGTATCTTGGCGACTAATAACCGCCCCACAATATTATAAATTAATTAAAAGATAAATTTATGGCAAATCCACAAATTCCAATTCAGCAAGGCGGCACACTAGCATCTTTAGATGATCGTAATTCTGACATTCAGGATGCACAAGTACAAGAACAAGAAACAGAAGCATTAGCCGATGAACTTGGATTAGAAGATACAGACGCAGAACAAGAGTTAATTGAACTGGACGATGGTTCAGTTGTTATTAACTTCCAAGATAAAAAAGGCCCACAACAAGACCCAGAATTCTATGCTAACTTAGCAGAAGAGTTTGATGAATCAACTCTTGAAACTTTAGCATACGAATACTTAGATTACATTGACGTTGATCAAGAGTCAAGAAAACAAAGAGACAAACAATACGAAGAAGGTTTACGTAGAACCGGCTTAGGCAAGGACGCGCCTGGCGGGGCCACATTTGACGGCGCGTCTAAAGTCGTCCACCCTGTTATGGCAGAGTCATGCGTTGACTTCGCTGCTTCATCAGCCAAAGAACTTATCCCATCCGATGGTATTGTAAAATCAAACATCCGTGGTGATGTAGACAAACAAAAAGAAAAGATAGCTGACCGTAAAGTTAATTTCTTAAACTGGCAGCTCACTGAACAAGTACAAGAGTACCGTGATGAGATGGAACAACTTCTCACACAATTACCATTAGGTGGATCTCAATTCCTAAAATGGCGTTTTGATACAGAACAAAAACGACCAACATGCGAATGGATCCCTATTGATAACATCTTATTACCATACGCATCCACTAACTTCTACACATCACCTCGCGTGACAGAAGTTCAAGATATCACAGAAGATACATACCTACAAAGAATTGAACAAGGTATCTACCGTGACATTGAAAATGCATCATACACATCTAATGCTCCATTGGATGACCAAACAAGATCAGAACAAGCTAACAATAAGATCGAAGGTAAAGATTTACCATCTAAGAATATTGACGGCTTACGTCGCATTTATGAAATTACATGCTTTATTAGATTAAAGGATGATCCATTAACAGAAGGTAGACGCGCTCCGTACATCTTAACTATAGATGAAACATCAAGCAAGGTACTTTCACTTTATCGTAATTGGGAAGCTAACGATGAAAAACTTGAGAAGTTGGACTGGTACGTCGAGTTTAAGTTTATTCCTTGGCGTGGTGCTTATGCTATTGGCCTGCCCCATCTTATTGGCGGTCTATCTGCTGCTCTTACCGGTGCGCTACGCGCGTTACTGGATGCTGCTCACATTAATAACAGTCAAACGATGCTCAAACTCAAAGGTGGCCGTATCGGTGGCCAATCGGATCGCATCGAGCCTACTCAAGTTGTAGAAATCGAAGGAGCTCCAGGTGTTGATGATGTTCGTAAGATTGCAATGCCTATGCCATTCAATCCACCATCACCAACACTATTTAATTTACTTGGATGGTTAACATCAGCAGCTAAGGGTGTAGTCACAACAGCTGAAGAGAAAATTGGTGATGTCAATTCAAACACACCAGTTGGAACAACACAAGCGCTTATTGAACAAGGTGCTAAAGTATTCTCAAGCATCCATGCTAGATTACATAGATCACAAGCTAAATCATTAGCAATCATTTCACGTATCAACCACTGGTTCTTATCTGAAATGGATAACCAATCAGGAGAAGAGATTGAAGTTCGAGACTTTTCTTATAATAACGATGTTCGTCCTGTATCTGACCCTAATATATTTTCTGAAACTCAAAGGTTAGCACAGAACCAAGCACTATTACAAATGGCTACATCAGCACCTCCTGGAATGTTTAACCTCCATGCCGTGTATGACAGAATCATTAAACAATTAAAGATCTCATCACCAGATGAAATCTTACCAAACCCACAAGGTGCTGCAGAGGCTAACCCAGCATTAGAAAACGTTTCTATGACAATGGGTCGTCCTGCTGCTGCGTATCCAGATCAGGATCATATGTCGCACATCAAGATCCACCTAGACTATGCAAACAATCCTGCGTACGGTGGCAGCCCAGTCATTGGTCCAGTGTATTCAAGATTAGCATTAGAACATATTAAGCAACACTTAACATTACACTACCTACAATCAATGCGTGCATATGTAGCACAAGCTGCGGGTGGTAAAGACGTATTTAACTTGCACGAAGAGAAACCATTGGATCTTGAAGGACAACAAGCTCTTGCAGTTGCTGCTGACTTGGTCAACCAAGACACACAACAAATGCAAACCTATGTACAACAAATTAATGCGTTATCACAAAAAGTACAACAAATGCAACAGCAACAACAACAAGCTGCTGCAGCTGCTGATCCAACAGCTCAAGTTATTCTTAAAACTCAAATGGCTGAGACTCAACGTAAAGCAGCTGAAGCTCAAGCTAAGATGCAACTTGAAATGGGTCAAGATAAACAGAACTACGAATTGCAAGTGGCTAAACTCCAACAACAAATGGCAGAGCTACAAGCTAAATATCAAACTCAAACTAAGATCGATGCTCAACACAATGCGACACAAATTGCATTGGCAGACATCAATAACTCATCAAGAGAAAGAGTGGCCACCATTGGCGCTCATGCTCAGATGACCATGGATCAAATGAGAATGCAACATGAACAAGAATTAACAGCTTTAGAAGCATCACAAGAAGCTAACAGTGATATCCGTCAACATGGCTTAGAAGTTGAACAGCAAGTATTTGCGCACCAAGCTGAAATAGCGCAACAGGCTGCTCAACAAGCCGCATTAGCGGAACAACAAAGCAGGCAACATCAGTTTGACTTTGCACAGCAGCACTTAGACCACCAAGCGCAGGCTCAACAACAAGCTCAACAATTCGCTGCTCAACCCCAAGCACCACAAGAACCACAACAACCACAAACATAAGGAACCATCATGGCAGAAAAAGAATTAGGCTTTCGTAAAGCTTATAAGATGACAGGCACTCCAGGTTATGCTGGTGGACCAGATGCTCCAGTAGATAAAGGCGTATCAGGCTCACAAAGAAATAACAACTGGAAAATCGGTGCAGGTCAAGCTAAGTTAAAGAACGCTAAAGCAATCGGACCAGGTAAAAACCTCAACGAACTCGAAGGCGGTAATTTCTATTAATTTTAGGGCGGATTCTTTCATATTGATGCATTAGTATCGGTATGAAAGACATCATCTCAGAATTAATTAGCCGCGTTCAAGCGGAACAAGAAAAGATAGCGGAGTCGTTAACCGCTGGACATGCAGTAAACATTGAATCATACCAACGTTTAGTAGGTAACTATCAAGGTTTACAAGCTTCATTGAATATTCTCAATGGCATCATGTCCGAAGACGACGAAGACCAACAATAACAAAACCGTAAGGTTTAAGGGAGGTTGCCGCATGGCAATAGATATTGCAAAGAATGCAGAGCCAGATTTACGCTCTGAGCAGGAATGTTTTCCAACGATAGATCCAGGCATCGAAGTTGCAGGTGACCGAGTACTTGTCCAGTTAAGACGAGAAAAAGTAACAAGCAAGGGTGGTATTATCTTGGTAGACGAAACGAGACAAACGATTAAGTTTAATGAGACTGTAGCAAAAGTGGTGCAAGTTGGCCCTTTAGCATACAAAGATCCATTCACACTTGAATCATGGCCTGAGGGTCCATGGTGTAAAGAAGGCGACTTAGTGAGAACTATCAAATATGGTGGTGATCGCTTCGTAGTTGACTCAGGTGATGATGGAGCTCCAGTGGTGTTTATCACCTTACAGGCTCGAGAAATCATCTCTAAGATCAAATCATTTGAATTTGCTCAAAAGATGAAAGCGTTTGTTGATTAATTATTAATATTTTGGAGAAAAATATGGCAGAGAACGAAAAAGAGAAGGAAATTAAGGTCAAAGAAAGAGAAGATGGCACGGTTGTGACCAATCTTATCGAGGAAGCGGACGATTTTCCTGAAGAAAGCAAAAAAGAGGGTGGAGAAGTAGAAGAATCTACTGATGCTCCCGCAGAAGACGCTGATGATGACCATGAAAATGATCAATCTGACGCAGCTGATGACGTAGAAGACGATGACGAGCGTGAAAAAATCCGCGAAGCACGTCGTGAAGAGCGAAGACTTAAAAAAGAGCTCTCAAAACAACGTGAAGCAACTGCAAAACACAAGATTAGTGCACTTGAGCGTAGAAACGAAGAGTTAGCTCGACGTTTAGCTTCATTAGAAAGCAATGCAGAGTCATTTAAGTTTGTCCAACTCGATAAATCGATCGAAGATGAGGCAACAAGAGTCGAATATGCAAAAATGAAGATGTTGCAAGCGGCTCAAACAAATGATGCAGCAGCTCAAGTGGAATATTTAGAGCACTTGACCGAATCAAAACAACGATTAGCTCAATTGCAACATTATAAAAAGCAACAACTCGAAGCAGCGAAGTCACCAAGACAAAATGTACCGACGTCCATGACGACAGAAGTACAACAAAATGCCACACACTGGCTTAAAAAGAATTCTTGGTTTGATCCAGAAGCTAGAGATACAGATAGTAGAATTGCCAAGGTAGTAGATCAAGAACTTGTGTCCGATGGATGGGATCCAGCCGATCCTGAATATTGGGATGAGTTAGACAATCGATTATCTGCGCGTCTACCACATCGCTATACAGCGAAAGGTGGAAATACTCAAAGACGAACTGCTGGACCAACAGCATCAGCAAGAGTATCGAACACTGCAACAGCAAAGCCAAACACAATCACATTAAGCCGTGAACGTGTTCAAGCAATTAAAGATGCTGGTGCATGGGATGACCCAGTAAGACGAAATAAAATGATCAAAGCGTATGCTTCATACGACAAAACTAACAAAGGATAATTATCATGGCAAATACTAGAATAAAAAGAGATTTAGACGATCGCATGGCAGATCGAGCACAAGAAGTTATGGATAGAGCTTCAGCAGCTAATCCAGAAGATATCGCACACAGAGAACGCCTTGAAGCGTTCAGAGACAAATGGGCAAACAGTGCATTGCCTGATCTCCCTAAGGACGCTGTCCCGGGATTTCACTTGTGTTGGTTATCAACTACCAATACATATGACAGTATCGACAAACGTATGGCGTTGGGTTATGAGCCAGTTAAAGCCGGTGAGTTAGGAAGAGGCTTTGAAGGACTAGGCAAGATGAGCTCAGGCAAGTTTGAAGGCTGTATTAGTTGTAATGAAATGGTACTTTTTAAATTACCAGAAGACGTGTATCAAGAAGTTATGAGAATGCTTCACTTAGAAGATCCTCTTGAACATCAACGCAATATTACAGCGCAAGTTCGTAGTAGTGCAGATGAAAGAAAAGGCGGACGCTCAGTTCTTGAAGGCGGCTTATTGGAAATGGAAAAAGATACTGCAAAAGCTAATAATAAAAATATTAGATTTCAATAACAATCTTCAATCACAAAGGAAAAAGACAATATGTCAGCAACATTTCAACCCTTTGGCCTGAAGCCAGTGTATCATCCAAGTGGCTTAGATCGTGCAGTACCATTCGTTGGTACTAACACCTATGTTACTGGTACTACATACACAGCTCCCTACTCATTGACAGGTGCTCAAGTAGCATTCTATCAATACCAACCAGTAGCGATCACAACATCAGGTCAATTAACAGTAGCAAACCAAACTGCAGGTAGCGGTAAGGTATACGGCGTGTTCGACGGCGTAGAGTACACAAACTCAGACGGTAGACGTTCTGTAGCTAAGTACGCTACAAAAGCAACATTAGACGCTTCAACAAGTATTGTATTCTGGATTTTCTCAGACCCAGCACTTGTTTACGAAGCTCAAATCAATGGCTCAGCAACAACAGCAGCTATTGGTACAGAGTACAACTTTGATACAACAGCAGGCTCACTCGTAACTGATGGTACAGCTATCGGTGTAGGTGGTGCAGGCTTCTCGAAAACTGCTTTACTCGCTACAGCAGTAGGTTCAGGTAATCAAGGTCAAGTTCGCGTAGTTGGATTAGGTCGTGAAGTAGCATACCCAGCAGGTAACACAAATGCTTGGGGTGACGCTTACACAATCGTTCAAGTACAAATTTCTAATAACCAGTTCGCTGCCGCTTCAGTGTCAGTGTAACGTAACGAAAGGAAACTCTTAAATGGCAACCCCAATGAGAAGTACCGACTTTCGTGCGGTAGTCGAACCGATTATCAACGAAGTCTTTGATGGTGTTTATGCACAACGTGATGATGAATGGAAAGGCTTTGTAGAACAAATACAAGGTATTCCACGTAACTATCACGAAGAAGTAATGTTATTTGGTATGAACGCAGCTCCTGCAATGCCTGACGGCACTCCAGTAAGCTACGACCAAGGCGGTACATTATATATCACACGTTTCATCTACCAAATCTATGGTTTAGCATATGCTTTAACTAAAGTTTTGATGGAAGACGGTGATCATATCCGTATCGGTTCAACATTTGCAAAACACTTAGCTCAATCTATGATTGAAACTAAAGAAACATTATGCGCTAACTTACTTAACTTCGCTTTCACAGCTGGTTATGTTGGTGGCGACGGTGTAACATTGATCAATACTGCACATCCAATCGCTAACGGCGGTTCATACAGTAATCAATTAAGCACAGCTGCTTCTTTATCACAAACATCAGTAGAGCAAATGTTAATCCAAATCCGTTCAGCAGTTGACAACAACGGCAAACGTATTAGATTAAAAGCAGAACAATTAGTTGTTCCACCAGCACTTGAATTCCAAGCTGAAGTTATTCTTAAATCAGTTTTACGTTCAGGTACTGCAGACAACGATTTGAACCCAATCAAGTCAACAGGTATGTTACCAAAAGGTACACACGTTGTGACTCGTTTAAGCTCATCTAAAGCTTGGTGGGTACAAACTGACGCAGAAAATGGTCTCATGTTAGTAATGCGTCGTCCAATGGAGAAATCTATGGAAGGCGACTTCGAAACAGACTCAATGCGTTACAAAGCAACAGAACGTTATGCTACAGGTTGGCATGATGCTCGTAACATTTACGGTACAGCTGGTCTATAATCAGTTTTATCAGTGTTACCAAAAAAGGCTATCTTCGGATGGCCTTTTTTGTTTTCTATTAAGGGCGTATTTTCTCTATTTTATGCATTAGTAGGCATAGGAAGAACATTTCCATTCTGACTGCCAACCTTCCTGGTAGACGACTTAGAGACAGCTTGGAAAAACCACTAAGATAAGGAAAACTAACATGTCATCAACATTTACCTCACCGATTCGTGTATTTAAACGCAACAACCCAACAAACGACGGTACAATTGCTCCAGATAACACAGGCGCAGCGCAATTAACACAACAACAATACATTACTAACCCAATCGCTGCAACTGCAGTAGGAACTACATTATTTACAACAGCAGACGTTGGCTCAACATCAGTTGTTCCATTTGTATTACCAGCGGGTTCATTAATCGGCACAATTCGTTTATTCCAAACTGCTACGATTTCTGCTTTAACAGGTGGTGTGATCACTGTTGCTATTGCAGTAACTGACCCAACAACATCAGTAGTGACAACAACAACTATCGGTACAATTACTCCAACATCAGCGGGTGGTGTTATCTCTATGGTTCCAACAGCTACTGCAGCAGTTGCAACACTATTAAATAACATTGGCCCATTAGATGCTACATTAACATTCACAGCAGCAGCAGTTTCAGCACTCACTGGTTCAGTTGGTGGTACTTTCTCTGTTGAATACACAGCACGTAACGTTGATGGTTCTATCATTGCTTACGGCGCAGGTTTAACAAACAACTAATAAGATGGCGGGGTAACCCGCCTCTTCTTATCGGAGAAAATTATGAAATCAACTAATACAAGGGAGAAAACATGCGCGCAGTCTCGTTAAGTGTTACCGGCGTTGGAAATTCTGCTGTTTACCCACCAGATAATTATGTCACACCATTTAATATTGGCATGAATGTAAACGTTACAGGTACGATTACATATCAAGTTCAGTATACATTTGATGACGTATTTGCAGCATCTTACAATCCATCAACGGGTAATTGGACTAATCATCCAACGTTGTTCGGAACAACATCAAAAGATTCAAACATTGCGTATCCTGTAACAGGTATCAGACTCACCACATCAGCTGGTTCTGGCACTGCGTTACTTACCATGATTGAAGCTGGCGGAGGATTATAATTATGGCTATTTCTAATAACATTGATGGATCAGTTGGAAGTTCTAACCAACTATTAGATCTATTATCTGTTGTATCAAATCCTAAAGTTTACGAATCTAAGATTCAAGACTTACAAGATGCAACTGATGCATACAATAAAGCAATTGCCTTAGCAGGTCCTGCAGATGAAATAGTAGATCTTAGAGTAAAAGCAAAAGCTGATAGAGATGCTGCGAAGGCAGAATTAGCAGATGCTAAAGCTAAAGCATCTAAAGCTATTGCTGACGCTAACGCTCAAGGAAATAACATCGTGCTCGATGCAACAAATAAAGCTAATGCTATATTAAACGATGCAAAAAATAAACAAGCTGAAACTGATAAGTTGCAAGCTGATGTTGTAGCTGCTCAAGCTAATATTCAAAAGCTCCAAGCTGCTGCTGACAAATCAAATGCAACGGCTCAAAAGAAACTTGATGATGCAGCTGATTTATTAGCTAAAGCTAAAGAAGCTCAAAAGCAAGCTGATTCAGATAAGGCTAGCTTAATTGCTAAACATAAAGCGTTTATAGAAAACTTGTAATGTCAGTAGCACCACACGCTGGTATAATAGATTTTGGCACTTTTACCCCTCCTACACTTACCTTAGATGGTATTCAGGGGGAAGTGCCACAACCTTTAATCGGGCAAGAAAATTATGTCTTGACTGGTAACGGTTGGTCTTCTTTAGCAGATATTGGCGGACTAACATATCAAGGCACTTGGAACGCATCAACAAACACGCCTACATTAACTTCCAGTGTAGGTACTCAGGGCTACTACTATGTAGTTTCTGTCGCAGGATCAACAAATCTCAATGGTATAACTTCATGGGCCGTAGGTGATTGGGCTGTATTTAATGGTTCAGTCTGGCAACGTATTCAAGCAAGTTCTACCTTCGGCACTATGGCTTATCAAAATGCAAATGCTGTAGCTATTACAGGCGGTTCTGTCAATAACACATCACAATCTAAAACAACGATTAGTGACTATGAAACATTTACAGGCGTATCTGCACCTAGTTATGCAGAAGGTGAATTATGGTATGACAGCACGGCTCATGCTTTAGCTTATTACAATGATAGCCCTAATTCTACTGTTCATATTGGTCAAGATTTACAAGTAAAAGTAATTAATAACACAGGATCAAGCATAGCTAATGGATCACCTGTTTATATTACAGGAACATCTAGCGGTCAAACATATCCTAATGTAGCATTAGCTAGAGCTGATGTTGCGGCTACATCTTCTGTCATTGGTCTTACTAATGGTGCTATCGCCAATGGTGCTATAGGCTATGTAACATCACAAGGTGGCATAGATAATGTAAACACAGGCACATTTACAGTAGGTCAAGTATTATATTTAAGCCCATATTCAGCAGGGCAACTTATGAATACAATCCCACCTACAGGGATTACAGTTCAAGTAGGTGTAGTATCTTATGTAAATAGTTCTACAGGCAAAATATATGTAAAACAAACCACACCATTAGCCGTTCCTGCATCTATTATCACAGGACAAGTAGCTATAGCCAATGGTGGCACAGGTGCTTCTACTGCATCAGGTGCAAGAACAAATCTAGGTTTAGGCACAATAGCCACACAA